AACTTGGAGACAGCAACTTTGCCGTGCTTGTAAAAATCATGTTGACCGATCGTATATGTTTTTTCAAATTGATTGGCCCATTTAGGCATTGCCAACTTTGGATTGAAGTAGAAGTCGCTGCCGCCGGTAATGTCCTGCAGCTTACCATCTTTAGCTTGTTGAATCAAAAGCATAGCATCTTTCCAACGAGCATGAGCTTTAGCTTTGTGCACAACAGACTTGATCTGATCGCGTTTTCCATTCCACATCGAAAATTGATATGGTTTAAGGCAGACGGCGCCAACTTTGGAGAAGTCGCCCCGAGCACGATTCATGATGACATTGGCGACGGCTTGCATGCCTTTAATGCCTTCACCGCCGGCTTCTCCAATTAAAGTGGAGGCAAAGATATTCATATTCTCAGCCTCCGTGCGCACGGTGGCACGTACGGCAGGACGTACGGCAGGACGTTTGATGGGCATTGTCATACTGGCTCCAGACGCATCCGGAAGAGCTCCAGGGCCTGTCAGGGCTCCCAAGGCCATCATTCCGCCTGCTATTCCAGCTCTCCAGTTCTCCCCCAGGCTCTTTTTGTCCTGAGGTGGTTGCATATACTGCTTCAGCTCAGAAATCGTTCTGAGAGCGTCCTGGTGATGAATTCCTATGCCTCCACGGCTTTTCCAGACGAGGATGTTTTCCTCCAGATCATCGATTAAAATATACCCGGGCTTGGCCCAGTATTTTTTATCTGTTCCACGATCGGCTACGATAACCTCGATGGAACCTCCAAGTTCTCTGGCACACCATGCTTTTTTTCCTATCTGGGCGAGATTCCCGGTCCGAGAAGTCGCTCCAGCCGAAAGAATTATTGGATTGAATTGGCGTATAAATTCCCAAAGCTTGTGTCCATCGGAAAGCCATTCGAGATTTTCCCACCAAGCAGATCCACCATGATTTATCAGGCGCCAAACTTCCTCGAAGCCTAAATCGCGAAGCGCTTCATCCCAATCCTTTCCTCCGGAGAGCTGTCGAAATGCTCCAAGGAAATCGACTAGAACACCATCCATATCGCAATAGATTTTGAAATCTGAGCTCGAATTCTCTGGCGACAATTTAAACGTATCCATAATGGTATTTATCGCCGGTGAATTAAAGTTTTCTCTTTACGCAACCAATTTTATACTTCGGAATCAAACTCCAATCGCCTTTTTGCTTATGGGAAATAATTTTAATCTGTCGAAGAGATGATCTTTGCTGCATTTCAGACGGCTTTACAATCGTGAGCAATCCCCAATCTGAAAGCAACTGAGCGATCGTATTTCGCCGGCCCAGATCATCGATGCTGAAATCTGACGGCTTACCATCTAGCATGAACAGTTCTTTGAAGTGAACAATGACGTAGCGCCCTTGCTTATGCAGAATATGACATGACTGATAGAGAGTGTTGACTTCACGTTGAGATGCAACACCAATTCGAGTAAGGGTTTCTCGAATTTTCAGAAAATCATCTGGCTCATTGAATACGACCTCCAACATAGTCTGTGGAGTCCACGGCGCCAGATCTTCCGATCTATCGGACAATTTAGCGCTCATTGAAGGATAAGCCATAACGAAATTTCATTATGACAGTATTTATCTATTGGCTATTTTCCACCGACATCCATCGATTGCCTGAGCAGAGCCAATGAGGCCGGCGAAAATAGGTGAAGGACATGCCGAGCTTTGTCAGAAGAATATCCATAGGCTCGCTTGATTAGAGCTAGATCATCGGGCTCTTCATTCTTGAACCACTTCGAAAAACGTTTACGTGGACGAATCGATCGTCGGAGAAATTCATACTGCATTTTTCCGGGAATAGAACCGGCTCTCCGATTCATTTCATTGGCCAGCAAAATGGTATCAAGGAAGTACGAAAGGCCTCGATTGACCATGAATGCAGGATAGGCTTTATCTTCGAGAGATGCATCTGAAAAGATATTCGGCGATCTGAGTCCTTCGTTGATCGAATTGAGAAAATCAAATGGCGAAAGCTTTTTCGATTTCGTTGAAGTTAATTGAATCATAATGAAGTTTTGAATTCACAAATATAATCGTGCGATTAGTCCCAAGCTTTATTATATCTTTCCCAATAAAACTCTGGCATATCCTCAATATACTCGCCAACAAAAGTCGACTTAAATATACTGCTATGCATTTCTAGTAGAGCGGCTGAGATAATACTATCATCGTCATAGCCTTTAGTCGAGAGTATATCTTTCAGCCAGGTATAATTTTTCCCCGATAACACGGCGGCTTCGCATAAGATTATCTTGCTATACCTGCCTATAAACTGCAAGCATGTCTTTTTAAAAGCTTCTACATATAAATGTTTGCTCTCTCCCGGATACGGCACATCTACGGATATTATATCCAACATGTGACCTTCATCGGAAAGATAATGGGCCATATGCATAGCGACCGTAGAAGAATAATCGGGCGAAACATTTAAAATAACAGTCTTGAAAGGATCTACTCTAGGCAATTTATGTAACAGCGCCTGCAATATATTGTATTCCATCGAATGATCTATATACATATATTCGCTTCTTTCTATTAACGAAATTCAACCGATGCCATCAATTCCGTCAGGCATGCAACAATATTCATTTCGCGATCGGCGACAAAAGCTCCTTTGAATTGATAATCTGCCAGAGTGATTATCGCAACGGGTATCGATTGAGGTTGAGCAACATCGGTAATGCAATCATAGATCGATCGATATATTTGAGCCGCATCGATGTCATTGTTGTTTGCAACCCAAATTCGCATCGAACGAAAATCCTTCTCCTTCAGATTCTTAATCAGAGCCAGGATATTCGAATCTGAAAGAGTTGCGATAGCCGCGGCAGTAATTTCACCGGATGCGGCATGCCTCTGGCACTCATTTAAGATTCTGCGCCAGTCTGGTGCGTGCTTGATAATAAGATCGGCCAAAGCTTTATCCGTGTATTTGATCTTCTCGATATCGAGAATCTTCTTCAGGCGATCATGAAATTGACCGGCCAGAGCAACCAAATCTTTCTTGGTTGTATTGAATTCAATGACCGTTAATCGGGAATGGAGCTGCTCGATGATTCGATTCTTAAAATTGCACGTGAAGATAAATCGACAATTTGAAGAAAACTCCTCGATGAATCCACGAAGGGCGGGCTGTGTGGATTGCGGATTCAGGTAATCCGCTTCATCGAGAATGACCACTTTGCAAGAATCTACCCCCGATAATGATATCGTCGAAGCGAAATGCCGAATCTTATTACGAAGGACATCGATTCCAGATTCCTCTGATCCGTTTATTAGAATGTAGTCTAGCTTGAGCATATTACACAATGCGCGTGCAATAGTGGTTTTGCCTAGGCCCGACGTCCCCGTCAGAAGCATGTTCTGAAGCTGGCCAGATTTTACAATTTCGTTGAATGTCTTCTTGAGATTTGACGGAAGAATGCAATCATCGATTGTCTGAGGACGATACTTTTCAACAAACAGAAATTCATTTGGATTAGATGTCATGTAATTTTAATAGTCGGCGCCCGATAAATTTAAGTTAAGCCGTATAGACAGCCAGAATTTCATCGGCTGGAATGCAATATACCTTGAAGCGATAATCTCCAGGATATAATCGATACACTCCCTTCTCCTGTCCAGAAATATGAATGCGATCTCCGACTTTGACGTGTTTAACGTCATCACCAACAGCTTCGACGATGCATGCCACCTCAGGTTCGATCGTGTGAATGATCGAACTTTTCTGCCGGGCATAGGCAGAATCTTCGCGAAAGATGACGTGTTTTTTTAGTGGTTTGATATTTAAACTCATAGGATTTCAATATTAGAGGGTTGAGGTTTTTTCGAGCGCGATAAAATACTCAAGCTTGAATTCGGAATGTACCCACTTCGAAATTAGCTTGGACGAAATGTCGACGGTGTAATTTCCCGGAAAAAGCTTAAGATTATCGATTAGGAATTCCAACGAGAATTCTTTGCGGAGTTCATTTTTCAATGGAGGATCGGTGAGTCCCAAGGCAAACGAATTTGCTGACGCGTCTTTTGCATCATAGACAACCAGACTCAGAGCTCCGGAGGGTGAGCTTTTAATGGCGAAAATCGAATGACCTAGGACAGATGCCGCCCTCCGAATTTTCGCAATCATATCAGCCGTAATTCGAATAGACAAATCCGTTTCCGGCATCTTAATTGCTTTGCTCGGAGTGGTCAGAACCGATGGATTCGCAAATCGATACTTCACGGAAGTATTTCCCGAAGATAGAATTGCCGAATCTTCGGCGAATTCTAATTCAGGTTCATCCATCAAACTGAGGATTGAGATGAATTCATTCAGATCGTAGATTCCAAAAGTCTGTGGAAAATTCTCTGGAATTGTTACGGATGCCAAGATGCTCTTGGCTTCGGCAATTGTCGAAAGAGTTGAACCTCCGGAGACAACGAGATTGGGATTGATCGAAGCGAAATTCTTCAAAACTTCGACGGTGAATTTAGATAGCTTAAGCATATTATTGTATGGTAGTGTTTAGTTTTTTTTGTGATGTTGAATCGATAGAAGTTGTTGATATTGCGTGGCCCAAATCGTGTTCCATTAGAAATAGGAGACAGCAGATTGCATGGGCGGCATGGTGAAGACCGGATTCCTCATCGACATTTTCACCGCGGGCTATAGCCCACATATGTCTCTGAGCTGCATTAAAATAGCGGCGCGGCGCATCTGGAACCAATCTCCAGTTATTGCGATGATACTTCATCGCGCCTATCGTTAGAACTTTTACAACTTCATCCAGAGCAAATGGAGGAAGAAGAGCATATTCCGGCTTTCCAGAATCATACTTCTTTCCAACGTCACCGACGGAATCGAGCTTGCACCCGATTCCGCCGGCGTTATTTCCAGTCGATAGAGATGACGGATTCTCAACACTTTTGGGTGGAAGTTGGTCTGGAAATAATACGTAGCCCATAACTAATTGTGATTATCAATTCTGATAAAAGGAACGATCGGTGCCTTGCCCAAATTTGGAGGTGCCGACGAAATTCCCGCGATAGCGCAGGCGATCGATGACCGCACTCGGATTGGCAATTCCAGCCTTTCGCATTTCAGCGCTCGTAATACTAACGCCGCTGCCCTTGAGATATTCCAGAACCGCCGTGGGCTGACTGAAACGTTTAAGCAGCTTCGCCAATTTTTGAGTGTTCTTCTGATTCACTTTGTTTGTCTTTGTCTTTGTCATGTTTTTGTTTTGTTTGTCTGTTTGTTTTGTTATCAGTTGCTGTCAACCAATGTCACTAATACTACTTCTAAACCGTTTAGAAGTAAATAACGAAATTACGATAAATCATAATTTTCAGAAAGGCGAAGGAAGAGGAGCGGGCTCTTGAGGAGCGGGAGAAACGACGGTCGTTGAAACGACGATCGTTGCGTCGATTTTTGAATAAAGGTCCATGAAGGCATTCCGCGTATCCTGATTAAATCGAGCCGTACAAAGTTTAATGGCACGCGCTCGATCGCCATAGATGGCGAAAGTGTGTGTGATGTGACAGAGTCTTCGAGTTGAAATCAAATCATCGATCGCCTCACTTGCATGTGTCTTTCGAATAACATTGGACCATGAGACCAAGTGATCGGCAAAGGCTTCATCGACTTTCCCATACAGCTCCATGTGCTTCATCACGATCTTCTTTTCGACAGAAGCGGAAGGATATTCTTGCTCGATCGTAGCAACAAATCGCTCGAGGAAAGCTTCATCGATGAATGCGGCCGCCGAGAAACGACCATCGTCGGAACCGCGCCCTTTCGTATTCGCCGTCGCAATAATCGTGAATCCGGGAGCGGGAACGATTATCTGACCTGTCTTCTTGATGAGCACCGGCTCGCCTTCTAGAATTCCCTGCAGACACATAATTTTGTTCGAACCGCGGTCAATTTCATCGATGAGCAGGACACATCCACGTTCCATCGCTTTAATGACCGGGCCTTTGCAAAATACCGTCTCGCCTCCCAGAAGTCGAAATCCGCCAATCAAATCATCTTCGTCAGTTTCCGGAGAGATTTGAACTCGGCAATATTCGCGCTTGAGTTTAGCACATACTTGCTTCACCATGATAGTCTTCCCATTTCCAGAAAGTCCGGAGATGTAAATCGGGAAGAACGTTCTGGATTCGATTGCTTTGAGGATGGTGTCATATTCGCCCCACCGAACAAAGGTCGAATCGATTTCTGGAATGTGAATGTCGTCATTGACAATCGATTGAACAGTTCGTGAAGCGAGCTTGAAAACTTCGGGCGCCGCCGGTGATGTAGGCGACGGATTGCTTTCGCCCTCAGCAGTCGGCATCTGAGGAGACTTGACTGGACCGGTGATATCCGTGTCGCTGCGGTAGATTGAAATGTCATAGCATCCGCGCGCTCGGCGCAAATTTGCATTGAGGAGATGCGCATTGATGTCAGTCCACGAAAGTCCAACAGAACGCGCGACATCACTAATCGCATCTCGGTGCCAGACATTTTGCCCCGGACTCCGTTCATAGAGTTTTTCGACTGTCAGTTTAATCAAGTGATTCATAATATATTTTCCGTCGTTTTGTTTTCTTACCGTTATGAGATAATTCTACACCGTTTTGTTTAAATGTACAGCAAATAGTGAAAGTTTACGCAATTGAATATCAGCCACTTGCACATCTTTAAGCAATAATCTCTGAGAATTTCTTCAAAATCACTCGAGATTCGCTCTTCTTCTTGTTGAAACTTGTAAATGCTCGAGCCAATTTAGACGTCGTGAGCTTAGAATTCGCCTCGACCGCGTCAGCGAAATCTCCATCTTCTTGGAGCTCGAGCTCTCCAGATGGAGGGAGAACGAAATAGGAAGTGAAATTGTGTGCTCCGTTGACGACGCAGATATGTTCTTTTCTATATTGTTCTTTGGCTTTGTCAAGCACGTTTTGCTCACTTACCTGAAGCTTTCTATCGAAATGGAACATGCAATCGATAGCCGTGATTCCGCGACCATTATTCATTGGAATGAAGAAGCCAATCACATTTGAATTTGTCGTGATTCGAAGATTCTCGACGAGCTTTTCATATATGTTCGCAACATCTAGGGCGCTGGCACTATATGAATGCGTCTGATACTCGACCAGCCGCTTATTGATTACGACTGACACTTTCGTCTTCATGCGATATCCGAGCTTAGAGCATTCATATTCGAGAGGTGAACCTGCGCCGTCTGTCAGAAAAACGATATTCATTTTCTGAACAACATTTCTTTTCCTGAAATCTCTGACTAGAGTGTGAGCGACAATCACCGTTTCGTTGAGAGGAGTTCCATGGAGCTCATCATATTGGCATATTACGGGACTGACATTTTTATACTTCGCAATGCTCGCGGCTGACCAACGAATCAATTTGAAATGTCTATTGGCCAAAACTTGGTCGATAGCCAATTCCAGCTCTTTGGAATTCATTCGCGACGAGAAAAGTTCAACGGTGTTTAACGTCTGGATGTTGATTTCCCACTGTGCTGCAGGGATGCTGCGTAAGCGGCTTATGTTTGGAGTTGTAAAGCCGTAGACTTCAAACGGAATATTCAACCTCTGGCAGAAAATGACTAAATTGATTGTGTGCTCAAAGACGTCATCGATGCAAGCTTGCATCGATGAAGACATATCGACAAACATCATCATGCCGTGATTCTTAGCATTGGGCGTGATAGTATTAGACTTGAAGATGTCTTCGGCATATCGGTATGCATGAAGCTTCGACATGTTTAAAGTGCCGGAATTCGATTGCCGTGCACGGGAATATTGAAAAGCCGCCTTGCGCATTTCAAATTCTCGAGTCAGCGCGGAGACGAATTTGTTGGCAGACTTTCTCCTTTCGGCGATGAACGTTTTAGTCTCCGGCGCGTTCATAAACGAATTATATTGAAGCTTCGCTTGACGAAGGTTTAAAACGGTCTTGAAGGGAATGATCGAGGCGCGGATCGCCTGCTCCGAAGGTTCAATCGCGTGCGACGTGCCCGAGGTGTCTTGAAGACATCTTGCTAAGGAGTCTTGCAAATTGTCGGCCGTGTTCGAAGTGAGCTCCTCTTCTACGGAACTATACGAACGCTTTGAAGAGGGAATCGATTCTCCACACGCATTTGAGCCTTCAGTGGAATTCGAGCCAACATCTTCAGAATATGTAGAAGCGGCGCTTTCGCCTGCAGGAGAATTCGAATCTTCATTCAACGAGATTTCCTCATTCTCCGATTCTTCAGCTTTATCGTCTTCGCCTTCGCCGGCCGATTCACCACTCTCGGATTCTGTTCCGTCATCATCCTCGCCCTTGGCATCCTCGCCCTTGGCATCCTCGCCCTTGGCATCCTCGCCCTTGGCATCCTCGCCCTTGTTAGTCCGCTCGTCGTTTTTTGATTTCTCAATCATGTGGGCAATGTCTTTGCAGATTTGAATGCAATCTTCGATTGTCTGGGCTGCCAAACATTTATCATAGATCGCTTTCTCTTCGACAGAGAGATTGACATTCACGACCGTTCCAGCTTTTGCATGGAGATTGAGACGGTCGAGGAAGCCTAGTGTCGCGATATCTTTTCCCTTAGTTCCAAAGAAGTTCCGTTCAACCATCGCGACGTAAGCCTTTTGAAATGCGCTCTTTAGACCCGGATACATGTCCTGCACCATTCGTTCAATGCGAATATCTTCGACGACATTGAGAGCATCGAAAGGGATGTTGGGGCATTGCTTCCTAAAGTCTTGAATGGCACTGGCTGGCGTGTATAGAGCATGGCCAACCTCATGTCCGACAAGAAGATCATACACGTCTTTTGAGACATTCCAGATTGGAAGTCCAAGAACGCGGGCCGCCGGGTCGAAGAATGCCGTCGTATAGTTGCCATGATGAATCCTCAGATTCTCCTTGGCGAGAAGTTTGGCCAGCATTCCTTGCTGAACCATATTCACTTTATTGTCTTGCTCGATCATGAGACTAGTATACCAAGAATTTTGAGGATGTAAATAAAATAGTGAGAAAAGATGAAACTATTTCGCCGTTGGCGGCCAACGACTTGCACCTAAAGCCTTGCGGTTCCTATGTTTTGAGCATGGAAAAGTTGCCATTTTTGACGAATTCGAGCTTAAATTGCATCTTGTCGGCCATCATCTCAGCTTTGTGAGTGATGACGAAGACGTTGGTCGCCGTCATCGTATTTAAGATTCGCAGAAGATTTTCCACTCCATCACCATCCAGAGACGAGTCGAACGTTTCATCGAGAATTAAAAGATTGGTCGCGCAATGATTTTTAAGCTTGGCGATCTGGCGCCACGTAAAAAGAATTGCCAAATTGATTCTCATCTTCTCTCCTTCGGAGAAAGAAGCATATGAAAAATCATCGCGATGTCTCGATCGGATCAATTCGTTAAATGAATCGTCGAGCGTGAATGAAACGAAAAAATCGAGGACCGAGAGATATTGATTGATGAATTTATTCATCAGTGGAACGTATTGCTTGATCACTTTAGCTTTAATGCCGGTATCGCGAAGCATTTCCTGAATGACGTCTATATATGCGCGGTCATCGATCTGACTCAGGCGTGTTTCCGTGAGAGCGAGATAATCGCGTTCGGATGTGGATAGTGCATCTTCAGTTTGTTTGATGTCCACTTTGTCCGATGATTCGGAAATTTTTCTATGCAATGCTCCAATCTGAGATTGAAGAGATGTGATAGTTCCATTCACGGCCGCCAGAGATGTTTGATTTCTAGCCAGATCATTCATTTGAACGATGGCTTTTTTGAATTTCAAATCAGCATCATCGATGGATTTATTCAATTTCACCAGTCCATCATTAAACTCGGCCGATTTAAGCGAACATGCATGTGCTCGACGCTCTTTAATTGGAGCTTCGATTTGTTGCCGACATGTTGGACACTCATCATTCTTTTCATAGAATTCAAGTTCCGCTCCAATTTTCAAAAGATTCGATTGAATTTGCTTTCGATATCCCACCATGGTCTGATGCGTATTCTGTAATTTCGCATGTGCATCGATGAGAATATTCGAATTATCATCTAGGAAATTACGATGACCTTGAGCTATTTTTGCAGCTCCGGAGATTTCATTTTCCAGAGATGTAATTTCATCGCGCGCTCGTTGAATATAATCGGCATCGATTTGCCGAAGCTCGGAAAGATGTTTTGATTGCAGTGTCACCTTTTCTTTGAAAATGGCCAGCTGATTTTCGCTCTTCTCAATTGATTCGCGCGAGTTGGCGAGTTTATCCTTAATCAGATGATTCATCTCAGAGAATACGGATATGTCGAGAAGATCTTCGATGACGCCGCGGCGATCCCAAATCGGCATCGCCATAAATGGTACAAAATTTCCAGCTCCCAAGACAACAATCTGATTGAAAGATTTTTTGTTCATCTTCAGGATATTCGTCTCGAGGAATCCTTGATAGTCGCGCGAATGGGATTCCTGATTCAGGAGTGTTCCATTTTTCCAGATTTCAAATATTGAAGGCTTATATCCACGAATGACTTCAAATTTATCTAGCCCAATGGAAAACTTAATGTGAACTTCGCAGTTTTTGCCATTGATCGAATTGATGAGCTGTGGATTTTTGATGTCGCGATGAGGTTTGCCAAAGAGTGCAAAACAAATCGCATCTAGAATTGTGGATTTTCCAGAGCCGTTTGTGCCAACGACCAGGGTTGTTATATTCTGATCGAGGTTAATCATGATAGGCACATCACCTGCCGATAGAAAATTCTTATACGAGATAGAGCGAAATGTTAACATTGTTCAGGAAGATTTTGTCTGGTGTGCTTCGACGAAAAGTTCATTCATCATTTTCTTTAAACGTTCTTTATTCAGGGATGTTTCTATTCCATCGATGTAAGAATAGAGAAGACGGCCCGTGTCCTCTAAATCGATCTGATGATCTTCAACCCGATCGGAAGCAAATTCTTCAAACGATTCGATAATCCTCGGCTGTTCAATTGGACCGGCATCTTGAATCGATTGGAGGAATCTGTCAAATTTAGCAGAATCGGATTTCTTTGTGACGACAATCTTGACATACTTGTTTTTATATTTCTCCGGATTATGCGCAAAGGTAGATGGATCGGTCTCATCATATACCACACGCTCAAACAAAGTAAAGGGGTTTTTTATTTGTACGAGCTCACGCGTCACTGTGTCGAGAACGTGAAAATACTTTGGATCATCGCAGTCGGCCCAGCTCTGTTGAAATTGAGTTCCAAGATAATGAATATTGCCACGTGTTGATTTGGTATGATAATGACCGGACAATACCATTTCAAATCTATTGAAGAGTGCGGCATCCATTCCTCCTGTCGAAGTTGGCATGCCCTTTATCATTGCAAACCCAGCTAGCTCGAGATGTGATATCAGAATAGACGCAGGTGCCTTTCCAATGAATTCCATGGAATCGGCATAATTATCCGGAGCAATCCATGGAAGAAATGCAATATCCAATTCCTCAATCTGCTTGACGGCCGGCTTCATGATTATTTCAATGTCTTCGATAAAATAACCAAGGACTTCTCGAAGTCCACAGAGATCATTCGTATTCTTATAGTAGACATCATGGTTCCCGGGAATAATGATCATCTTCATCTGATTGGCGACTAGCGGTTCTAGAAACGATTTGCGAGTGCGATGAAGAGCTTTGAAATTTACGTACTTGCGATGATCGAGATAATCACCTCCATGAATGACCGTTTTAATATCTAGAGCTTTACAGGTTGGAAAGAAAACATCGCGGTAAAATTTATCCGTATAGTCGAGGAAAACATCGGATGCATTCCGCTGACCGGCATGAGTGTCATTGATAATAGCAATTTTAGCCATAACTTAAATCAATAGAGAGAGGATGTCGTTGAAGGCTTAGGCTTTCTCGAAGAAGCTATTTTTTTCGGCACGATAGCATCTGAGCTCTTACCAATCGAAACTCTATGGCGAATTCGTTCAACAATGCCTTCTCCGACGGACGGACAATCTCCATGTTCGCCTTCTCCAAAGGTGGCGAATTTATCTATTCCAGAAGATTCCATGTACGCCATTTTCGTATCTTGTATTTTCTTCTCCCTCTGAATTCGTCGAATGAATGCAAAGAAGCAGATCTGTGTGAAATATGAAAATGCATTTGGAAGTCCACTGCGAGTTCCTGCATTCACGTTGAAATTCGATATCGCACGAATACAATTTTCCAACGCATCCATCACCATGTCTTCTCGATAGCTATATCCAACGAAATTCGGTTTATGCGAAAGGCCTTGAGATATTTTCAGAAGACTTTCACCAATATATTCTGAAATTCTAGGAGGATTTCCCACGTTCTTATTTCGAGCAAAGGCTTTAACCTCTCGCACGTACTCGACAACAGCCGTCGAAAAGTCTACATTGTTTACGTAATGCGGTCGTTCAGAGGGTTTAAGTTTCTTGATTGGAAGATCTTCGATAGTGTCAGCTTTCATATTCAGCTACTATAACACGTAACCATAACATGTACAACTTTATTCTTCAATTCGTAATGTCTGGTAATTATAGCCTTTACTTCTTTTCAGCACTCATTACAATAGATCCAGCTTTCAGCCATGGCCACGGTTAGTCAAGGCAAACTGGATTGAGAGATTGAAGGAAAGGGGAAACTGAAAAGGAAAGTATGAAGGCTGCGAGAAGAACCTCCTCGAGATTTACTGCCATCGATGCGATTTGTCTTGCTTCTCAATTTCATTGAAAAGCTTCGATTTTGCAGCACCGATCTGAGCCTCAGAAGTCTTGGCATGTGCTGTACATTGTTCTGAAATAATGTTATTATACTCCTCCGCCGACAGTAATTTCTGCAAATATGTCATGAGGAAATGTCGAGAATATTTAAATTTCTGATCAAAGCTAGCCTCCGATTCGGCAATAATGTCGCTCAATCGAATTTTCAAGAGTTCATTCAATTCCGGCATCCATGGAACACAGATCAATTGCATTTGAAGTTCAGCTGTCACCACCGGATAAAGCTGTAATGGCTTCTGCAAGAGTACTTGATTATTCTTAATATTGCGCTGGCTTTCTTCGGCCAAGATTAAAGAACCATCCATCATCCGATATAAACGGACTGGAAGAGATTGAATGTAATTATGCAGATCGTCTGTCATATAATATATTTATGAGATTGGAACATCGTGAACTTCAAAGTCAAATTTTTCCATGGTGTATATTTTAGCGCGTTCGATGCCATGGCCGAGTGTGTAATTCTTATTTCCCTTGATGGAAAGATCGTCGGCGATATCATATACCGTCGTTGGCCGGTCATCCTCCGTCTTTCGAAGACCGCGTCCGATCGATTGAAGAACACGAATCTGAGATTTTGTTGGCGCGGCGAAAACGATATTATGAAGGTTTCGAATATTGACTCCAGTTGAAAATGTGCCGACGGAAGCGACGATGACGGCCCCATCTTCCTTTTCGACGAGTCCACGAATTCGTTCCCGCTCTTCCGTCTCAACTTCCCCGGAAACAAAATAAACCTTGCGCTTAGATCCGGCAAGTTTCTTCTTGATCATTTCAAATAACGGTTCGCCATGTTTCTCGACGAACTGATACAGAACCAGAGAATTCCCCTTCAAGTCCGCCGTCAGATTCAAGATGAATCGATTCCGCGGTTCATAGGCCGTCAGAAATTCCAACTCTTCTTGATAATCCGAAGCACGGTATTCTTTTCGCACGGCTTCCGGATACTTCAGAACGATCATATGAATCTTCAGATCTGCCAGAGTTCCAGAATCAATGAGTTCGGCCGTCGTCGTCACTTGAAAAACCGGACCAAAGCAACCTTCCAGCACCAGCCGATTAACCTTAGCATCTTCTCCACCCGGAAGAGTGCCAGTTGTTCCAATGCGAAACCATGCATTCTTGAGCCAGCTCATGATCTTCGTCAGAGACGCGGCTTTGAAAAGGTGGGCTTCATCGCCAAAGACGGCACCAAAGCTTTCGAACCACTTGGGGCCCATCGTAATCGCCGATTGCCAAGTAGTGATAATGACTGGTGCATCTGAATCTTTTTCTTGGCCAGAATAGATCATGTGCAAGTTTTTCTCCGCGCTAAACGTTTTATCACCGGCCGAATAATCCGTAAAGTCTTTGAACATCTGTTCGACCAACGCCGTAGTTGGAACAATGATAATGGCTTTCTTCGAAGATCCTTTGGTATTGTCTAAGTACCATCGTAAAAGTTGGTAGATGATCAACGATTTCCCAGAACCAGTCGGAGATACGAGCAGCGTCTTCTCATTTTCAATGCCATGGGCAATTGCTTCGGCTTGATAATCTCTTATCTCCAGATCTTCACCATCATTGCCGACGGCCGAATAAGCGGCCACAGACGACGCGGATTTAGCTTCTGACAGCTTTGGAAGCGTCAGCCCTGATGCCAGTGTCAGCTGATGATTCCGCGAGGAACAGAACTGAGCCAGCTGGTATAACAATCCACCAGGTAAAGACTGGTTTCGAAGATTGAAAATTCGAATTTTGCCATCCCAATGTTGATTCCGAAATGCCGGAGAGAACTTGTATCCAGGCGAGAAGAACGAAAAGAAGTCGGAAAGTTCCTGTAGGACTCCAGCATCCTCACATGTTATGCGAAGATGTGCCTCGTCAATCTTTGAAACTTGAATTGTTGTGCTCATGGTTTCCGAAGTACTCTTTTAATTGACTCATCGAGAGTTAACTCGTCGCTCTCATCACCATCCGATGTGTCACCAAAGGCATAGGATAGAATTATCTTGGGTCGTGCATGGCATGCCACCAGAGCGGCGTTAATATCTTCAAGACATTCATTGGCCGCACCACCTGCCAGATCAACATCCTTTCCCGAAAAAGATTTGCACAATTTTAATAGATCGTCTTCCAGGAGAAAGTAAGGATGTACACCTGAAGTCTGAATAATCATTCTTCCATCGTCAGTATGAAAAGAATCGTCACGCCTATTTCTATATTTTTCTAATTCGGATCCTGACAAGTAATCTTCTACATTGCTATCGTCCAAATCAAATCCATATTGTTTTTCAATGGACTGTACTTGATTTGGAAATATAAAATCAGGTTTATCGGAATCGATACTATCAAATATCTGATAGACTTTTTTATATTCTCGACAAAGGGTTTTTACCTTCTGCACGAATCCAAGATTATTTTTAAGAAAATGTCGCTGTACATCGATTACGATTAGTGCATTTTTCATAGAAGTATTTATCTACGCTCCAGATGTAAATCGTCTCCAATCGATGCAATTGCGAATGTGCTGATGTCTCCA